CGCCGATGAAAAGCAAAACCATCAAAGCCATCGCCGCCCTCATCCTGCTCACCGGGTTCGCCCTCATGGGCAGCGGATGCGTGACGGTTGGCTACGACTTCCTCAAGCAACAGGCCACGGTCACGGTCAATCCCCCGACCAAAGGCTACGCGAAGTAACCCATGTGGACCTGGCTCAAGAGAATCTTTGGCAAGAAATCCGACGCTACCCCAGCGCCGGTCTCGCCGAACTTTGCCTCCGCATCCAGGCCGAGCTTCACCGTCGAGCCACCGCTGACGACCTACGACGAGCGCCGTCTCAGCACGCCGAACAAACAAGCCCACCGCATCAAACCGGAAGCCATCGTCCTGCATCACAGCGACGGCAGCTACCGGGGCAGCTGCGCCTGGATCACCAACCCCGCCGCTAAAGTGAGCTACCACGTCCTCATCGCAAGAGACGGCCGCCGCACCGTCTTCGCCAACGACACCGACCGCTGCTGGCACGCCGGCCGCAGCAACTGGCACGGCCGCCCCGACCTGAATAGCTGGAGCCTCGGCGTCGCCTGGGAAGGCAACACCTACGAAGACCCCCTCGGCGAAGCCGCGATGAACAGCGCCCTCGAATACCTCGTCCCCCGGATGAAGAAGTGGAACATCCCGATGAACCTCATCCTCACCCACCAACAAGTCGCCCCAACCCGCAAAACCGACATCTCCCCCGGCGACGCCGCCCGCTTTAAGAGCAGACTCCGTTCTGCCCTGACGACTGCCAACTGACGACTGCCAACTTCCCCATGTCCCTCGAATCTCCAGTCCAACGCGACGGCGACAACGGCTTCATCGGCTTCGCCAGCCGCTTGAACCCTCTCACCCTTCCGCCGGGAATGTTGCAGGACTCGGTCAACATGCGCCTGGATCGCGGAGTCGCGCAGACCCGCAAGGGATCAAAGCGCCTCACCGACACCATCGGCACGACCGGCGCCCCGCTGACATTGGATTTCACCCTCGGCACCGACAGGACCGTCACCTCAATCACCCGCGCCTCGACCACCGCGACCGTCACGGCGACCGCCCACGGATTCACGACCGGCGACCAAGTGAACATTCGCGGCGCCGCCGAGACCGACTACAACGGCGACTTCATCGTCACCGTGACGGACGCCAATACTTTCACCTACACCGTGAGCGGAAGCCCCGCGACACCGGCCACCGGAACCATCATCGCCAACAACGGCCCCGAAGTCCGCGACTCCTACGACGGCGGACTCTACGCGGCCGGTGTCTTCGCCAGCCAGAACTACGACAACGCCAACGAATTCATCGTGCTCGCCGGAAGCGACAGCGCCACGCTTTACCGGCAGGGACAATCGCCGGTGGTCAAAAACTACCCGAATACGCCGCAAGAGCGCATCGAGGGAACCGACACCGTCAGCGTGCTGCAAGCCTTTGATCGCTTGTATATCCTCCGCGAAGCCTCCCGCACCGCCACCGGCTACGAGGAAAAGCTGACAACTGCCTCCGGCATCACCGTGTCATCCACTACGGCCACGGTGAACGTCAACGCTCACGGCTATCCCGAAGGAGCCACCGTTCGCATCGAAGGATCTACAACGCCTGCCTTTGACGGCCATGAGTTCCGAGTGCTCGGCACCAACCTAAACACCAACTCCTTTGAGATTACCGTTCCATCCGGCACCGCCACGCACGCCGCCGCCACGATCAAGGTGCGGAGAACAAAGCCGCCGATCTATTGGGACGGCGGCAGCGGCAACTTCGTCCGCGCCACCGCAGGCGTTCCCGCCGCAGGTGTGACCTACACGACCATGCCGAGTGTCGGCTGGGCCAGCTACCACAACAACCGCCTCTGGATCGCCAAGAACCGCGACACGGTCGGTATCAGCGACGTTCTCGACCCCGACCTCTACGATCCATTCTGGAACAGCTTCCGCGCAGGCGCAGGCGGCGATGACCGCATTGTCGCCGTCCACCCATGGGTCGAAGGCCAAGCCCTTGTCTTCTGCCGCAAAAGCATCTGGCTCGCCACGCTCAATCAATTCGCCTCCACCGATGGCAGCGACTTCTCGGTCGATACTCCGGTCAGCGGCCTCACGCTTCTCACCAACGAGATCGGATGCAGCGCCCGCAACACGATTGTCACCGCAGGCAGCTTCGTCTTCTTCCTCAGTGACGCTGGAATCTACCGTCTCGATAGCCGCCTCGATCTGAAACTTCGCGGCGACACCAAGCCGCTTTCAGAGCCGATCGCCGACTTGTTCAGCCAAGTGGTGCAGTCCCGCGTAGACAAGTCCGCTTTTGGAATCTGGCACGCAAACCGATACCTGATCGCGCTACCAACAAGCGCCGACCCGCTCGACGGCAATCAGTTGGTGGTCGCATGGAACGCCCTAACGGACACATGGGAATACCGCGACATCTATCCCAGCAGCGCATCGGTCAACCAGATCCTTGTCGGAACCTACGATAATCAGCGCCGCGTATTTTCGGTCCCTCGCTCTGGCAACCTCTATCTGCTAGAGCAAGAGGACGCCGCGCTGGACGACAATGCAGTCAACGCGGGCACCAGCCCAGTCACCGGAAGCATCAAGACCCGCCGCTATGATTTCGGCGACATGCACAGCAAGCGATTCCTCCGCACCATCGCCGATGTGGTTATTCCGGCCAGCGCCAGCGTTTCGACCAAGATCAGCACCATCAACCCTGACACCACAACGACAGTCGGCACGCTGACCAACAGCAACGCAAGCAGCGAAGACTACAACATGAAGTCTCCGGTGCGCTACAAGGCGCACAGCGCGGAAGTCATTTACGAAACCTCCGGCGGGCGGCCGGAAATTAGATCCGCCAGCATTGAGGCATCGCCCAAGAGCCTGCCTCCGACCGAAACCCGATCAGCAGCATAACCTATGGCCTCATACGCATACACATTTACATCCGGTGACACCGTCACGCCGACCAAGCTCAACAATGCCCGCACTGTCAGTGCCATTCAGACGGCTGACATCTCCAACGCGCAAATCACTGAGTCACTGCTCGCTGCCAATTCGGTTTCTTTAGCCAAGCTCGCCGCCGCCGTGCAGCAGCTCTTGGTGCCCGCAGGCGCCGTGCAAGCCTTCGCCATGAACAGCGCACCGGCTGGATGGTTAGCGGCAGACGGCACCGCAGTAAGCCGCAGCACATACGCTTCACTGTTTAGTGCTATCGGCACGACCTACGGCGCCGGTGACGGCAGCACGACTTTTGCCCTGCCAGACCTGCGCGGCATCTTTGTGCGTGGCAGCGGGTCGCAGACAATCAGCGGCATTACTTACAACAAGACTTTTGCAGCCAAAGAAGGCGATGCGTTGCAAGGACACTACCATGAATTTAACTATTCTGCGGGAATTCGTGGAACTGCCAGTGCTGTCAACAATGTTGATATTTTGGACTCATCACCATCGGGCGTTTTGTCGAACAGGGTTGGAGCGTTAACCACAGACGGCACCAACGGCACACCGCGCACGGCGAGCGAAACCCGTCCAGCGAACATCGCGCTGCTCTACTGCATCAAGTTCTAAGAATGCTCCCATGGCAAAAGGCAAAACAATGGTGGGACAACCACAGCACGCAAGACTTCTGGGAAGCAGTCGGCGAGCATCTGTCGGCGGGCTATGTGTGGTCATCGCCGGAATGCTTCATGCTGGCTCGCGCTGTGCGGTGGAACGCGGAGGAGAACCAATTTGAACAAGGCCAAAGCAACTGCTGGCACGTCACTCTGGCTGCTTCTACTGGCCACGCAAATGCTTGCGGGGAGTTTATGCGCGTGTTCCCGCATCCGCAGCCTTGGGTTTCATGGTTTCGCGGGAGCAAGGACAACCGCGTGAGGGTTTACGACTGGGATAAATTAACTAAAGCAACGAGGAGGAAATAATATGGGAGACGTAGGAAAAGCAGTTTCAAGCATTTTCGGAGGCGGTGGCGGAGGAGGCACGACTTACAATGTCGCGCAGCCCCCAGCGCCGACGCCAATCGATTACGACCGGATGTATGCCGCGGCGACGCGGTCGGCCATCCAGCAGATGCAGGAGCAAGAGCGTTCGCTCGAGCGTCTGTATCCCAAGATGACGGCCATGCAGCTCGGCACGGCCCGTCAGGTGGCCGGGGAGTTGGATAATCAATACCTCGCCCGGACCCGTGGCGTGATGGACCAGGAGCTGCAAGCGGCCAGCGCCCCCAGCGCCATCGAAGCGGAGATCCAGCGTCAGGCTCAAGAGGAGCTGATGCTCGGACGTTCCCTCTCGCCGGAGCAGGAACGGGCCGCCCAGCAATCCGCCCGCGGCGCCTTCGCCGCCCGCGGTCTCGGCACCAGCGCCGGATCGTCGGCCGCGGAGATCCTCAACCGGGATGCCATGTCGCAGCAGCGTCTCGACCAGCGGCGTCAATTCGCCCTCGGTGCCAACCAGCTCGACCTCGCCCGCCGCGGCCGCCGGATCACCCTGGCCGAAGGCTACGGCGCCCTCGACCCCTTCGCCCGCGGACTCAACCCGGCCTTCGGCCTGGGCCAAGCAACCATGGGACAAGGCACGCAGCTGATCGGCAATACGTTCAACAATGCCGTGAACCAGGCGGGCAACGTCGAATCCTTCAACCGGAATCTCCAAGGCTCGATGTATAACTCCTGGCAGAACAACAACGCGGCGGTGCAAGGCGCGAACATGCAGGCAGGCGCCATGCGCCAGGCCGGGATGATGAACATGATCGGCAACATCGGTTCGTCGATCTTCTCGGACAAGCGCATGAAGAAGGACATCAAGCCTCTCGGCTCGGCCGGCAAGGTGCTCGGGCTCACGGCCTACGAGTTCAAATATAAGGAGCAGGGAGCAGGGAGCGGGGAGCCCGGAGCCAAGCATGTCGGATTCCTCGCCCAAGACGTCAAGAAGGTGCTGCCCGATGCCGTCGAGGAAGTGAACTACCGCGGCAAGAAGCGCCTGGCGATCAAGCCGGCCGTGATCGGCGCGGCCCTGGCGCAAGAATTAACCCAAGCCAAAGCGGCTTAATCGAAGGAGAAAAACCATGTTCAGCTATAACCCCGGAGTCTATGACCAAAGCGGCGAGATCCTCGCCCGCGGCACCCTTGGCGCTGCCCAAGCCAACCAACAAATGTATGAGCAGATCGGCGAGGACGTCGGCGGCACGATCCGCAAGGCGGGCCAAGCGGTCGCCGGTTTCGCCATGGGCGGACCGGCCGGCGCGGCCATGGCCATGCAAG